ACGCGGAAGGCATCGTTGCCAGATGCCCAATACGCCGCTTCGCCAGCAACGTGCAACTTTGTCTGCGGACTCGTCGTCCCGATGCCCAGACTCCCATTCGCATCCAGCGTCATCGCCTGCGTGAAGGAGATTGTTCCGCCGACCGTACCGGAAGCCGCGACATTCCAAGCAAAACCCGGCGCACCAGACTGTCCAACATCAAACCGAGAAGCCGGGGCGTTAGATGCCGTGTAAACGTAGTTGGCACCGTTGTAGTAGTTATTGGTACCGATCTTTAGGTCTGCGCCGTTGTTCTGACCGGCAATATATGCGCCATAAGTTGCGCCAAGTTGCACTACAGAAAATGGGCTAGTCCATGCACTTACTGCCGTTCCTACACCAATATTCCCCGACGTAATAATCGTCCCCGACGCAAACAAATTACCTACCGCGCTAGACCCGGCGTTGAACCGACCAATCGTGGCGCTTGTGGCAATGTTAAGGTTAGTAATAGAACCCGACGAAGCCGTGATGGAACCCGACGCCGACAGGTTGCCGGACGTAGAAATGTTTCCAAGCGCCGTGATCGTACCGGAGGCCAAGAAGTTACTGACGGCGCTAGAACCCGCCGTGAACTTGGCAATCGCAGCCGACGTAGTAGACAAACCCGTGATCGTGGCTGAAGTGCTAGTCAGCGTCGTAATCGTTGCGGACGTAGCGTTGAACTGAGCAATGACACCGCTGACACCACGGATTGTTGCCGAAGCCGTCGTACCAATCGTTGCGCCCGTGACCGTCGTGATGCTGGCCGAAGCGTAACCAAGGGTCGTGCCGGTAAGGGTCGTGATGGCCGCAGAGGTAACGCCCAGTCCGGTAATCGTAGCCGAAGTGATGACTGCGCTGACCGCCTTCATGTTGGTCAACGAAGCCGAACCATATCCAACCGTCGTACCAGTCAGAGTCGTGATCGTGGCTGAGGTCGAAGTTAATTGACCTATCTGGCCGCTAACGCCAAGGATCGTGGCAGAAGCCGTCGTACCAATCGTCGTGCCAGTGATCGTCGTGATATTCGCTGACGTACCCGTGAGCAGAGTGATAACCGCACTGCTACTGCTCAGATTGGTGATCGTGGCGCTGGTGAAACTCGTGTTACCAATGTTGAGGCTTGTGGCGCTCAGGTTGGTAATGGTGGCGCTGGTGATCGTGGCATTGCTGGCAAAGAAGATACCGATACTGCCAGACGTATAGTTGAGCGTCGTACCCAGCAGGTTCGTGATGTTCGCGCTGGCAAACGTAGTCGATGCAACCGTGAAACTGGTCGTGTTCAGGTTGGTGATCGTGCCGCTCGTAAAGGTCAGATTGCCGCCCGTCAGCACCGTAATGCTGGCGCTACCACTGTTGAGTGTGGTGTTGGACAGCGTGGTGATAGCAGCAGAGGTGATACCCGCCCCGGTGATCGTGGCAGAGGTAATAACCGCACTAACGATGTTAGCGCCGCTCAGTGACGCGCTTGCGTATCCGACAGTCGTACCAGAAAGGGTCGTGATAGTTGCAGAGGTCGCTGCAAACTGACCGATGCTTCCGCTGACGCCACGAATAGTGGCAGAGGCAGTCGTGCCAATAGTTGTACCGGTTATGGTCGTGATACTGGCCGAGGCGTAGCCAAGGGTCGTACCGGTCAACGTCGCGATGTTGGCCGAAGTACTACTCAGTCCCGTGATCGTGGCTGAAGTCGAAGCAATCGTCGTAACAGTGGCAGACGTACCAGTCAGCGTGGTGACCGACATGGAGGTCGCAGTCAGTTGTGCAATGTTGCCGCTTGCGCCACGAATCGTAGACGAAGTGGTATTACCGATAGTGACACCGGTAATCGTCGTGATATCCGCAGAGGTTCCGGTGAGCGTAGTAATCGCACCGCTAATGCCGCGAATCGTGGACGAAAGTGCCGCGCCAATGGTCGCGCCAGTCAGCGTCGTAACGCTGGCCGAGGCGTATCCAAGCGTGGTACCCGTCAGCGTTGTAATGTTTGCTGACGTAATCGTTGCGGCAGTGACCGTGTAACTTGTGATGGAGAGGTTATCAATCGTCGCGCTCGTCGCCTTCAGCGTAGTGATTGTGGCTGAAGTTGAGGTCAACTGAGTGATGCTGCCGCTAGATGCGGTGACGGAACCTGAAGCAGACAGGTTGCCAGAGGTGGAGATGTTGCCCACCGTCGTGATAGCGCCTGATGCAAACAAGTTGCTAATCGCGCTAGAGCCAGCAGTGAACTTGGTGATCTGTGCGCTTGCTACGTTTAAACCAGTCAAAGATCCGCTGCCATAGGAGACAGTGGTTCCGGTCAGGGTGGTAATTGCAGCCGACGTAATCCCCGCGCCGGTAATGGTCGCGGAGGTAATCGTTGCGCTCAGGATGTCTGCGTTGCTGATCGATGCACTGCCGAACGAGGCGGTGGTCGCAAGCAAGTTAGTCACCGTTCCCGACGAAGAAGTCAGGGTGGTGATATTGGCGCTCGTGACATTGAGGTTAGTAATCGTGGCGCTACTGGCCCCCGACGACAAATAGGTTGTGGCCTCGACGATATCCGTGCCGTTGCTGACCAGAATCTTCTTTTCGCCTACACCAACTGAAACACCCGTTTGACCGGATACCTTCACCGTCACCGCGCCAGAGGCGTTGTTGTAGATGAAGTAGAGTTTCTTATTGGCCGGAACGATCAGGTTGGTTAATGCCCCACCCGTGCCGGTCAATTCGATGAACATGTTTCGGGCGACACCGGTTGCACCATTTGGGATGGTGATAGTGGTGTCGGTACCCGTAACAACGGCTTGGGTGACGTACCCAGAGATCGCCTGTTCGATCAACGTGCCGAGGTTGGAGTTGGTGGTAACACCCCAAGTTCCTGCCTGTTCGCCCGTTCCGATCAGTTCGATGGCAAGGTTAGTGCTGTAAGTACTAGCCATTTTAGGCTCCTATCTATTAAACCTTTTGAATATCGTTCCAAGTCGCCGTTTGTGAATCATTCACATTCGACCAAGACTCACTTTGTGAGTCATCCACTACCTGCCAATTCCCTGTCTGAGAATCGTCAACCGCCGCCCAAGTGCCGGTCTGGCTGTCATCCAGATTTTGCCAGTCGGGGGTTTGGCTGTCATCAACAGGGTTCCACAGGTAAGCGCCTCCCGTCACATCGATGGCAATGACGCTTTCATCGACAGACGAGATAAAGACCATACCCGCCGCAGCGACTTCTGCCGCCGTGACGAGTTCTTCAATTCGGGATTCAAATATGACCTGAGCGGCAATATCGTCGTTTGCCAGAGCCGACTCGACGACGCTGGTTCCTTGGATGCGCCCAGACTCAATAGAGTCAGAACCCTGCGCCGACTCCGATACCGCAGAGTTAAACGCATAGGTGGCCGTAACCGCATCCGCCGCCTGAGCCGATTCGTCGATGGCAGAGGCAAAGGTCTGGGTAGCGGCAACTGCATCCGAGGTTCTGGCAGATTCCGAAACCGCCGTGGCAAAGGTCTGGCTGGCCGAAAGGGCGTCAGACGCCCTAGCGTTTTCGCTCAGGCTGGAGATAAAGATGACATTCGCAGCCGGGGCATCCGAGGCTCTAGCCGACTCAGATACCGCCGAGTTGAACGAGTAGATAGCCGAAACGGTGTCAGATGCCTGCGCCGATTCCAAGATAGCCGAAACAAACGCCTGCCCCGCACTGACGGCATCAGATGCCCTAGCGGACTCCGAAATAGACGAGGCAAAGGTCTGGGCTGCACTGACCGCATCCGACGCTCTAGCGGACTCAGAGATCGCCGTGGCAAAGACCACATTGGCAATATTGGTGTCGGAACCTTGGGCGCTTTCCGATACCGAAGACAGGAATACCGCGTTCGCCAAGATCGCATCCGAACCTTGGGCGCTTTCAGATACAGCAGAGTTAAACGAATAAACGGCTGTAACAGTATCTGATGCTCTTGCCGATTCAGATATGGAAGAGGCAAAAGCAATGCTGGAGGCAACTGTGTCGGAAGCGCGAGCGGATTCCGATACAGCAGATACAAAGGTTACTCTGGCAGCATTAACATCAGACGCCCTTGCCGATTCCGATACGGCTGACAGGAACGTCGCAACGGCAGCGACTGTATCCGAAGTCCTAGCAGATTCAGAAACTGCGGAACCAAAAGTTATTTTTGATGCAACAGTATCACTAGCGCGAGCAGTCTCAGAAACGACTGAAACAGTGGTTGTGGCGGAGGCTACAGCATCAGAGGCACGGGCAGACTCATCGGAGGCTCGGTAGTAAACCGACATCCCCCAACCTGCTTCTCCCCAAGTACCTGAACTCCAGCCGCCCTCAGCCACAGGCTATGCCGCAACGAGTTGCGACTCCTCAAACCATCGCTGCTGCAAAGTTCCGTTTTCGTCAGCCCATTCCACGAGGCAGTAGATCGTGCCATCTTCGTCCATGCGAAGAGCAAGAACTGGCCCCTGCGGAACAACCGCCTTCAACTTAACAACATCACCTTTCTTAAAAGCCATGTTCAATTACTCCTATCAAAGCGCATCAAGGCTGAAAGTGTAAGTCACGTTGAGCGTGTCACCGCTCTGCACCACGCGATCACCGGGGGCTGCAAAGTCAGCAGCCGAGAACAACGTGCCAGACGTACCACCCTTGGTCGAATCCGTCGTAAGGAACGCTCCACCGACGTTGGCTGAAGCATTAACAGTAAACGCCGCCGGGGAGGCAGAGTTTGCAATCAGCGACGGATCAGCCGTGGTAGCGTTACCAAACGTCACAGCAGGGCGAGTCGCGTTGCTGTACGCAGTCACTTCAGTCCAACCAATGTGAGACGCCATCGTGTCACTGGCAGCGGGATTGTTGCTTGAAGCCGCGCCATACAGGCCGAGATACCACGCAGCCGTGTAGGAACTGCCCTTGAAATAACGGGTGTTCATGTCGGCAAGACCGACGTTAACAACAAGATTGTGAGTCTCCGAGACCCACTTCAAGTTGCCATCCTTGTCACGGCATTCAACTTTAAAAATGCCGCCGCCGCGAAGACCTTCCTTCGCGCCATTAGACTTCTCGACACTGGCCGAAGCCTTGTCGGAAGAATTTGCTTTGTTAGTCAACATATTAGACTCCTAATTAAATCTCAACAGCGCCGAAGAAACTGTATTTGCAGGCATTTGAACTGTGAACGAGTTAGTGGCTGTTTTGTCATTGCCAAAACTCAGAACCGCTATGGATCGATTGGCTTTACTGGCGTTGTAAATCAATCCACCCGCAGCAGTGAAACTGGCTGGATTCCATACGGCATTGTTGAAGTTCACATACACAGTGCCGTTTAAATTATTGATGCTGACGCCAGTCAGGGTTACTCCGCCAGCAACATAACTGCCACCCGTTACTTCATGGGTAACGCTATATACGGTAGTGTCCTCATTCAGAGTGGCACTGCTCGTATAGAGAGCCAGTTTGATAGTGTCCGTCAGCAGGTCATGAATCCCTTTCAGGAGTTCTTCGCGGAAACTGACGGTCTGTGTTTGATAGATCATCAGGTCACCGGAATACGATTAAGACCAGAACGGAAGGCATCGCGACGATCCTTGCCTTCGCCCAGCAGTTTCAGCAGACCCAGCGATTCCTGATACTTCTGCTCGTAGTACTGCATCATGTCAGCCTCACCCTTCATGTAGATGTAGGCTTCACGCAGGGTTCCGTACAGAAGCACCGTCTCAAAGTTGTCGCCTAGCCACGAGGTCGAAGCCGCAACAATTGACTCTGGGTAGTAGTAATAATGCATTTCAACCTGATAGTTGCTATCAGGCGTTGGCCCCAGAATCAGGGTGTTCTTGTCAAAGATGGCGTAGTACTTCGGAACTCCAGAATCGTCTGGGTCCGGGTAGCACTCGCGGATAAAGTTCACATCCTTATCGATCAAGAATGTCTGTGCATTCGTGACCGGTGTGATGACAGCCAACGAGAATGTGGCAAGCCAATCAGCAGGAAGACTCAGGTACTTGTTGCTTGGGGTCAAAGTACCGATCTGGTTCTTCCGGATGGCAGGGATGAAGACCGCATTGTAGATACGCTCTTCAGCCAACTGCACAAAATTGGGGATGTTCGCAACAAACGAAGTTTCTTCGTTCTGCGTGTACTGTTTAACCAGATCAACAAGTTGGCTGTAGTTCATGTCACTACCACCGTTACGGTTCCGACGAACCCGGTAGAGATAAGGTCGTTAGGGGTGAGCGCGGTATCATACCCCTCAGCCCCGCCAATCGGGTTCCAGCCCCACTGGATCATCCGGCTACCATTAGCGCCTTGGTTGCCCGGTGAGAAGAAGTTATCGGGCCTTGCGTATCTCAGTGCCTGCGGGTCGTCCATGGGGACGCGGCCTAACTGCAACTGGGGATGATCCACATCTAAGCATTCGAAACAAACCCGGATACCCAGAGGTAACAGGTTCTCGTACTGCTCAATCATGGAGTTCAATTCGCATCTCTGGCCGCAGCGGTCGCAGAAGCCAAATGCGTTTTTCCCACTTGCAAACGGCTTACCCATTAGACATTCCTGCCAATGTAGCCATTCATGGGAACAAACCGGACGGAAGCCTTTTCACGGTCTTCGCCAGCCGCCAGATCCCACTGAACCTCGTATTCCTGCTTGAGGAAGGAAAGCCTGTCAGCCGCCTCTGGTTTCTTCATGGCAACGTAGTAGGCCAATCCTGCAACGAGGCAGGGAAGAAACCGGGCCGGGACATCGATGGTATTGGCACCGCCCGTACCGACATCCTGAATGCGCCGCATCTTCCAGTAGACAAGGGTGTAAGTCTGACTGTCGTCCGGAACCGGCCAGAGGTAGACCACCGGGGCGGCTCTCTGTCGATCCACATAGATCTGAAGGGGCATGCCCTCAGTGAGTTTGTTGCTCAACTGGGCGTAGTCCGATACAGAGATACGGGAAAGGGTGTAGTCAGTTTGACCTGACACGCTGCCTGCATCCGTCCTGAGTTGATGCTCAATCAGGTCGATAGTGTCCGCAGGCATGGTGTAGGTGTAGGTTCCGGGAGTCAGAACCTGAGAACCCTGTTCCACCGTCCAAAGGTTGATCCCCCGGTTCTGCCACTCCAGCGCCATGAAGTTCATGGAACGCCGTGCAGTCTGAAGATCGTAACCGGTACGCAACTCCAGTCCGGCTCGTTCGAAGGCTTCTTCGACGAGTTCTCGGAACTCTGGGTTGAATGTTGCGACCCCGCTGGTAGACATCAGACCATCCGGCCCTTGGTCTTACCACGGATGGCGCAGCCGTCACGACCGCTGCTCTTGGTCATGCCACCCTTGGCGTAAGTCATGCCTCCGCCCATCATCTCTTCCTTGTCTTCCATCATGTCTTCCATGTCATCGTCTTCGCGCATGTCCTTGCCTTTGCGCTTCTTGCCGATGCCAATGGCAATCACCATCACTGGTCCTTTGCCTTTCATGCTCGTGTCCTCCCACGAATCGCACAGCCATCGCGGCCAGTCATGCCGCCCTTCTTCATGCCAGAGACGCTCTGCCCCTGAACACGCTCATAGGCTTCGCGCATCTTGCGAGCCATCTCGGCATCCTTTACAGACTGCATAGCCTCTTTCTTTTTGCGAGCAGCCTCAGCCTGTTGTGGCGAGCGGCGCGGACCCTGCGGTCCCTTTGGAGCCTGATTCATGTTTATCCCCTTGTTTTGCCGCGAATAGCGCAGCCGTCAATCATTCCGCCAACAGCCTTCTTAACCTTACGCGCCTCAGAAAGCGCAATGGCCACGGCTTGCTTGGGGTTCTTTACGACCGGACCCTTCTTGCCAGAATGAAGAGTTCCTTCTTTGAATTCACGCATCACCTTGCCGACCTTCTTTAACTGGCCCGGTTTGGTGATCTGCTGGTTCATATTTGCTCTAGACATCGCCATGTCACTTACCTCGTTGACGATAGGCTCTTACTTTTTGCGCGATGCCTTTTGGCTGCGCGACGAACTGCTTGCCTTCGGCTTTTCCGCGACGTTTCGCAGCCGCTGTACGAGCATATTCTTGAGGGCTGAGAGCCTTGATCGCAGCCTCTGGAAGATATCTTTCGCCTGTTTTACTAGACGGTTTGCCACTTTTCGTTCTCCATTTCTGCTCGGTCCAAGCCTTGAGGGATCGTTGCGGTGCTTTCATGTGATAGGCCCACCTACAATCCATGCATCACACGTTCGTGCGCCTGCACATTTGAAATGGAACAACTCGCAGTAACCTAAGTTACTGGCTTCGATGACATCCATGGAGTAATCCATGTGAGGCTCGTCACCGGCTTCTATTCCCTTGGAGATGCAGTCCAGCATCTGCTTGGTTTGAATGAACGCCGCACAGTTCCCACAGCGGGACTTCTTGGCCTCTTCCACATCCACTGCCCACATCTTCGCCTTGGCCTTCCAGAACTTCTCTGAAGGCTCATTGGGATTCAGTGGGCCGTATCCGTAATCTTCGATGGCATGGTTGCGGTTCTTGAGATTGACATGCACATCCATCGTCGCAACCGGGCAAGACTTACCCTTGCCGTTCTTGTAGGACTGCTTGATGGCTTGTCCAATCGCATCCTTTTTGACGCGCATTGCCATTAGTTTTTGTAGCCGCCTCCGGCTTCCTTGTACTTCTTGGCGAGTAACTGAGCCTTACGAGCAGACCATTGACCTGCCTTCGTGCCTTGCGTTGCGGAACCCTTGATCTGGTTAAACAGTCGCTTACGCATCTCAGGTTTGGTGTAGTTCCCCGCCGCGTTGACTTTGCTCTTTGCCTTAGCCATGTCAGCAGTTCCACGCCCGAAGGGACTTGTTGATACGGGAATTGGGATCATTCGCCGTCTTGGCACTCGTCAGTTTCTTCTTCATTCCCGTCATCCGGGCGCAGAAGGATTTACGTCGTGCCGCATCGCGCTCAGTCTTTGGCTTGGGAGCGGGAGGCTTCAAACCCGGCTTTCCCGGATTAGCACGGTTATAGGAAGCCCTGCCTTTGGCAT